ACAATTAGAAAAAGCTTATCAAGAATACAATAAAATTAGAATCAATGCAGGTTTGCCAATGGTTAGTTTTGACAACTATCGAACCATTTTTGAACGCAACATGGAACGTGAGTATTTTGAATGATAGACAAACTAATTGATCCAGCATCTAAAATTATTGGTAAATTTGTTAAAGACAAAGATTTACAGGCAAAGTTAGATTATGAATTAGCTACTTTGTTTCATCGAGCCAATCTTGCTCAGATAGAAGTTAACAAGATAGAAGCTAAAGGTTCACCCTTCCAAAGAAACTGGAGACCGTTTGTTGGTTGGACATGTGGTATTGCTTTAGCTTATCATTTTTGTCTAGCACCAATTTTAGAGGTGGTTATCAAAAGTTATGGTATTGATATAGTCATGCCAGAATTTGATTTTTCACAGTTGTCAGCAATTTTAATGGCTCTTTTGGGCATGTCTGGTTTAAGATCGTATGACAAATTAAAAAAAACTGACACCAAATAAATGTTTGGCTTTTTAAAACCAAAGAAAAAAATAGAAAAAACTGAAGTAGAAACAGATGAAATTGAACACATGGTTGAATATGCAAATCTTACCAATGTAGAAATTATGAAAGATGATGTCGGTGTTACACACGAATTGAGAGAAGCTTTACAAACCAAATTAAAAAAAGAAGAAGGTTTGCATTTAAAATCTTATGAGTGTCCAGCAGGTTTTTTAAGTGTTGGCTATGGCAGAAATATAGAGCAAGTTGGTTTGAAAAAAGCAGAAGCAGAGATGTTGTTACAAAATGACATGGAAGATATTTTTTTACTATTGGATAAAAACATACCTATGTGGAAGTATGAAGATTTTAATGTCAGATTAGTGCTTTGTGACATGTGCTATAACTTAGGAATAAAAGGTCTTTTAAAGTTTAAAAAATTTTTAAACGCTGTCGATGAAAGTGATTATGAAACCGCTGCAGAAGAATTAAAACAATCGAAGTATTACAAACAAGTTCCGAATCGAGCCAAACGCAACATCAACCTTATACTTGAGCAAATATAAATGGAGTTGATAGGTATTTTTGTCTTGGTCTTACCTTTTGTCATTGGTTACATGATTGGTAAAGAAGTGGGTAGAAAATCTAAGTAGCTTTGTCTGGTAATTTTTTTATTGTAAATCTCCTTTGCGTATATGCTGCTTTAGCTGGTATCACTTTAGTCTTTTCAGGTTGAGCTTTATAGTTGACAGTTTTCCAAACGACTTGATGTGATTTACTAAATCCTTGTTGCGATTCTCCTAACTCCATCATTAAATGTTTTTTTGCTTCTTCTACATTCTCTGATAAGTTGTTTATTTGTTGCTGCCAAGTTTCAATATTATCAATATGTGTTTGAGCAACCTTAGTCAATTCAGTAGTACCACCATTGTCTTGTGGTTTGATACGACTTGCTTCTTTCGTGTCAAAAGGATCGTACCAATCACAATGTGGCACTCTTTTGTTGAAGTCAATGACGGTAGGTTCTAATTCTTTTTTCTCCCATTCGTAATCTCTTTGATAAAAATACATACGCAGATCAGTACCATTTAAAATTGCAACTACCGCCCAACTGTATCCAGTTATTGCCATTAATGTTTTAACTTGTAAAACCCCACGATAAAGTGGCGGTGCTTCCAAGTGTGGAGCATTAGTTGCCTTGATTTCCATGATACCTTTACCATTAATCTTGATGCCTTTATCTGCAGCTCTCTCAGGCAAATAGAACCCCTTGTCAGGGTCTTTTTCAATAAAAAGGTTATCAGCTACCCCTATGCAATCAATTGAACCGTTAAGACCTAAATTGAGGTGTCTAACAGGTTCAGTTATCTCTAATTGTAAATCAATCAAACCAATCCTGTCGTTTGCTGCCAATGCAATAGGTTTTTCTAACCGATTACCCATGTCCATAAAATTGTTTGGCTTAGTTCTGACGTTCTCACCATGCATAGCTTTGTGACATATTTCTAATCTTTGATTTCTAGTAGTGTGTGGATTCACACCAAAAATATCTGCCATAACACTTGCTGACGGTTCAAAATCATTGGTGAGTTTACCTAAAGCAATATCATTCATAATCTTCTCTAATTAGTTGTAATTCTAAATTTTGTAAATCTTGTTGTAGCTGTACTAAACGATGACTAACTTCTAATTGTTGTTTTGACAATTTCATAGTCTCACCACGCAAATCAACAATCCTTTGCAGTAACATTTCTTTTTTCATTTGTCTAAATAGTTTCTTACTTGTGACGGATGCCATTTGGTCTTGCCAAATCTAGTGGTGATTTTCCGTTTGGTCAATTCATCAGCAATACTTTGCAAAGTATTGTAACCGTCATGCTGTATGGTTTTAATTATTGGTTTGAGTTCTTTTTTGAAAAGCTGATAATTTTCAGTGTGCTGCTTACCAGCAGCTTTCCAAGAGTTTGCCAAGTTGTGATCTTCTTTAATTGGTTTTCTTTTAGTATTCATCGTTACAATATTTATAAAAAGCAGAACGTGCATTGTCACTAATTCCTACTGTGCGTCTTCGTCTAAAATGGGGCAGTTGTTCAAGTGTTAATTCTAAATTAAATTTTTCTGTTATTAGTTTTTTATAATTTTTATTAGACATTAAATGTGATTCTTGTCTTAATTCAGCTTTGATTGCATGAACTCTACCATAACACCAATTCAAAAATTCATTGTCATTATAAAAACTATATCTATCTCGTAAATCAGACATTGCTTCCTTTAGTTGTTCTAGTTTATGTTTTGCATATTTTTCTGCCTGTTCAGGTGTCATACCTTTTTCTAAACCTTCTTCATACGCGTTTTCTAAAATTGATTCATTTACTGAATTGCTCATATTGCTCCTTGATAAAATCTTTATTGTCTTCCAACCAAGTTTCTTTGTCAGTCGGTGTTTCGTTGTATTGTTTTTTTTCTATTTGATACTCTACAAATAAAACATCAACAAACAATTCAAAGTCTGATCTAGATTCTATGTAACCCCAATTACTCATATTTCATAACCTATATCTCCACCGCCACAAATATAACCACCAGCACTTATAGCTTCTAAAATGCCTTGCTTTGATATTTCAAACTCATGCACTTCAACTGTATATACTTCTTCACCACCAAAGTCAGATTGATTGATGCTTCCTGCATAGTATTCAGCTTTAGCTTTGGAAGTAAAAAGTATCGCTGAGTCACTACGGTCACTAAGGTCAATTGCTACATAAACTTTCATTGTATTTTTTTCCCAACTATAAAAAACCTAACTTCTTTGCCTTCTTGTTCAAGTCTTTGCATTTTTTCTAAACATTCAACTAATTTGTCTTCTGGGTATTGCAAACCAGACAACCATTCACCATTATATTTTATTTGTATTTTATACATATCTTTGCTCTTCCCAATCTAAAATATCTAAATCAAGTTTTTTTGCAATATCTAAAGCACAGTTAAATCTTTGTTTGTCTTTGATAGTCGCTAATTTATTTGACATCCCACCTCCTCTCAAAATTTTCAGATTTAACTGTTCTATATATAGTAAAACACCATCTGATAAAACTTCAATTTCTTGTTTATTTAAATGTTTCATTGTTTTCTCCTTTTAGTTTTTGTTTTACAAATTCTTGCCAATCATTTACATAAGTAGAAATGTAACAATCATCATTGCCTTCAAAATCATAATCCATTTCCCAGTGGTAAATAATATTGCCACAACGAGTCACAGATTGATCTACAACATCTTCTTTATACATACGCCAAAAGATTGCTTTTGTTTCTTCTAAGGTGGCAAATTTTTTCAAACAATCTTTTAAGTTATCGTATTCATGCTCTGTTGTTTCTTCAAAACAATCTTCATAATATGTTATTTTAGATATGCAATATTTAGTGTCTATCATTGTTTTCTCCTCTTTTAAAATTCATGTTTTTTATATACGTCAAATTTTTCTTTTAGGTCTTTTAAGAAACCTAACCTTTCATAACTTTTTTTACGATCCTCTTCAGTCCAAGATTTTCCCCAAAGTTTTCTTTCACAAGCTATATGTATTTTCCTGATATTAATATCTATAATTACATATAATTCTTCAAACTCTTGTTTAGTAAGTTTCATATTTATCTCCTTCATTTGTTAATTACATCTACTATAATACAGAAGTTGTAAATGATTACAAGTATTAAAATAAAAAAAATTTGACAATAATTTAATAATAGATTTATTATGAGCTAGAATTTTATGAAGGTGAATTAGATGTCAGATGTCAAAAGCAATGGTCATGCAAATTATGATGAAGATTTTTTGTTTGTTGAATTTTGTCAAACCACACATCAACTCAACAGTAAATCTAGAAAACTTGTCGATATAGAACC